TTTTTGGCTGGGACAGAACAATGTTAGAAGGCAGAACCAAAGCCGCTCGAGAATGGCGAGAACAAGTGGATACGTGGTGGGCACAACGTTTGGATATGCCAAATCTAACTCCACGATGGATTCTACAATATTGGGGCACAGAAGTTTGCCGTAAAAGTTTCCATGATGATATTTGGATCGCTAGTTTAGAAAATAAACTACGCAATTCAAAAGACGATGTTGTTATTAGTGACTGTCGTTTTCCAAACGAAATAGCCAGTATTAAAAATGCTGGCGGCAAAATTGTATGGGTTAAACGAGGTGAATTGCCTGCCTGGTATAATCTAGCATTGTCTGCTAATCAAGGCCATAATCTTGCTCTGCAAGAATTAAAAAGAATAGGCATTCATGCCAGTGAAACTGCTTGGGTTGGTACTGAGTTTGATTATATTTTAGATAATAATGGCAGTATCGATGAACTCTATGCACAGGTTAAAAATCAGGTGTTAGATCTCCCTGACGCCAACGAACCCCCTCTCTATGCAAGGATCGTTGACAGTTTGCACATATCGTCTTAAGATTTGTAGGACGGCAGTTAGTTAACTCGCCGTCTATGTGAAACACATTAAACACTTCTCTGTGTTTGCTTTTATAGCCACACTTTTCACAGTAGTCCTTTTGTCTATAACCTAGTCTATACCACAGTGGCACACCAGGACTAGTGCCACTAGCACAGCCGTCACACTTGGATCTATAATAAGGTTTTTTATTCTTATAATAGTTTACAGCACAGGGTTTACGTTGACAAACTTGACATAACGGTCGCATAAACTATTTATACCACCCCTTTTTGAACCCTTTTTGTGGTTGTATAACAGAGCATTTTACCCTATCTCCGCTAAATATTGTTAGAGCTTAAAAGAAGAGCTAATTAGGAGATAAGGATATGGCTTTAACTTCCCCAGGCGTACAGGTTTCCGTAATTGACGAAAGTTTTTACACACCTGCTGAACCCGGTACACGCCCACTGTTTATTGTTGCTTCGGCACAGAACAAAACTAACGGTGCTGGTACAGGTACAGCACAAGGTACACTAGCCGCTAACGCTGGCAAGGTTTATTTAATTACTAGCCAACGCGATCTTGTTGACACATTCGGTGATCCAACATTCCGTGTTGATGCTAACAATAACCCAATTCACGCAGGTGAATTAAACGAATACGGTCTACAAGCCGCTTACAGTTATCTAGGTGTAAGCAATAGTGCTTTTGTTGTTCGTGCAGATTTAGATTTAGAAAAATTAGTAGCCAGTGCTGATGCACCAGGCGGTGAACCAGAAGATGGTACATTCTGGCTAGACAGCGATGCTACTTCATATGGTATTTTTGAATGGAACGGTGCTGCCGCAGGTTCAACAGGTGGACAGAGTTTTACTAACAAAGTTCCAACAATCATTTCAACTGGTGTTCCATCAAACAGTGTAGGCGCAGTTGGTTCTTATGCTATCGCATATGATGCCAGCAATACTACTACAGGACATTTAGTCAAAGTTTACTATAAGAGCGCATTTGACGCAGACGGTGATGTAGGTACAGCAACTTGGGTACAAGTTGGTTCTAGTGGTTGGGTACGTGCTCATGCTGTTATTGCAGGATCTACACCTTCAAACGGCGGCACAGTAACTACTGGACAGGCATTGTCAATTTCTGTTAACGGTGCACCTGCACAGACTATTAGTCCAATTGTTGCTACTACAGTGGCAGGTGTTGCTGATGCGATCAACGGTGCTGGCATTACAACTATTGGTGCTCGCGTAGTTAACGGCCGTTTAAATATTTTTGCAAAAAATAATAACGTTACAAGTATTAAAGTTAGTTCTGCAAGCCCATCAATTTTAGCAGAAGTGGGTTTAACAGAAGCGGCAGCTCAACTTGAACCTTTTTATGCTCCAAAACTAAAAATGAGCGCACATACAGATGTTCCATTATGGAAGCGTAACAAGAGTGGTCACACAGCTCGTCCAACGGGATCTGTATGGATTAAAACTACAGAACCTAACCTGGGTGCTCGTTGGAGAGTTAAAGTCTACAACGGTGCAACACAGTTGTGGGAAGAAAAAGATGCTCCATTATACGCTAACAATCAAGCGGCGTTAACAGCAATTGATCCAACTAACGGTGGATCACAGATTCCTGTAAATTCAGTATACGTACAGTACAACTACGATGAGTATCCATTGAACCCAGCAGGCGAAAATGGTCTTGCTGAATTCCGTGTAATGCGCAGAGCAAAAACTGGTGCCACAGTTATTAAAACAGTACAAATTACTGCAAGTACATTAAGTGGTGGCCCATACACAATTAACATGGCAGGTAGCGTAGCGGGTACAGCAACATTAGAAGAAGGTACTGTAACATTTACAGCAACCGGTGCAACTAGTGATGCACTAGCATTGGCCACTGCAATCAACACTGCTAATATTGCTCAAATTGAAGCCAGTGTAACAACAGATAATCGCGTACAGATTGAAAACAAAAACGGCGGTGATATTAGATTTGCTGACCTAGGTGACAGTGATGCTACAGTATCAACACTTGGTCTTATCAGCCAAAACACTAACGTTTACTTGTTAGACACTGCTGGAAGTTTTCCATCAGGCGACAATGATACAACCTATGAATATGTTGCAAGTAACTGGATTGCACGTACATTTGCAGGATTAAAACAATCTTACTTTATCGATACAGCCGCACCGACTACACTAGTAGCCGACGGCGAATTATGGTACAGTTCAGTTGTTGACGAAGTTGACCTAATGGTACATGACGGCGACACTTGGGTAGGTTATGGTAATTTCTACGGAGATACCGATCCAGAAGGTCCTATTGTTAGTGCCAGCGAACCAACAACATTTGCAGACGGTACAACAGCGATCGATGATGCCGCAGATGGCCAGATTTGGATTGATACCAGCGATTTAGAAAACTATCCAGTAATCAAACGTTGGAACGGTGATTTACTAAAGTGGGAAACACTAGATAAAACAGATCAAACAACAGAAAATGGCGTATTATTTGCTGATGCACGTTGGGCAACAGCAGGTGCCGACAGTGATGCCGCAACTATTGCAGATCTATGGACCAGCGATTTCTTAGACGTTGATGCACCAGATCCTGCACTATATCCACGTGGTATGATCCTATGGAATCTACGTCGCAGTGGATTTAACGTTAAGAGATTTAAACGTAACTATGTTGATCTAACAGCAGATAATATTCGTTATAATGACGAAGCCATGGGCGGTGTTGGAACTGATCCTAGTGCTCCCGGATATGTTGCTCCTTATTATCCACATCGTTGGGTAACAGAAAGTGGTAACCAAGCAGATGGTTCAGGTTCATTTGGACGTCACGCACAGCGTAAAGTTGTTATCCAGGCGCTACAAGCACTGGTTAACAGCAACGAAGATATCCGTGATACAGAAGTTCGTTCATTCAACTTATTGGCTACACCAGGATATCCAGAACTAATTGGCGAAATGGTAAGTCTAAACTATGATCGTGGTTTAACTTCGTTCGTAGTAGGCGATACACCTCCACGCTTAACTCCAGATGCTACAACAATCAACGATTGGGGTAACAACGTTGCACTAAGTCTACAAGACGATGACAACGGACTAGTAAGTTTTGATGAATACCTAGGTGTGTTCTATCCATGGGGCTTTACCAGCGACAACGCAGGACGCGATATTGCAGTTCCGCCAAGTCATATGATCTTACGTATGATTGCTCTAAGTGATCAAGTAAGTTATCCATGGTTTGCACCAGCAGGTACACGTCGTGGTGGCATTACTAACGCAACAGCAGTTGGTTATGTAACCAGCGAAGGCGAGTTCAGATCAGTTGCTCTAAATGAAGGTCAACGTGACACATTGTACAATGTAAAAGTTAACCCAATTACATTCTTTACAGGTGCAGGTCTAGTTAACTTTGGTCAAAAGACTCGTGCAAGAAACGCAAGTGCATTAGATCGTATCAACGTAGCACGTTTGGTAATTTACCTACGTAGCCAGTTGAACAAACTTGCAAAACCATACATCTTTGAGCCTAACGATAAGATCACTCGAGATGAAATCAAACAACAGGTTGAAAGTCTGTTGTTAGAATTAGTCGGACAACGTGCTCTATATGACTTCTTAGTTGTTTGTGACGAAAGTAACAACACACCTAATAGAATTGATAGGAACGAGTTGTATGTTGACATTGCCATTGAACCAGTTAAGGCTGTGGAATTCATTTACATTCCAGTACGCTTGAAGAACACTGGTGAAATTGCAGGGTTATAAGGCTAAGATAAATAATTACAGGAGACTATAAACAATGTCTATTTCAACATTAAGCAAATTATCGGTACCCTTAGCCAGTGACCAGTCAGCAAGCAGTCAAGGCTTGTTGATGCCTAAACTAGCATATAGATTTAGAATCACATTTGAAAACTTTGGGGTATCTACACCAACAACAAACTTAACCAAGCAAGTTGTTGAAGCAAAACGTCCAGAATTAACATTTGATTCAATTGAATTGCCTGTGTACAACAGCCGCGTTTACATGGCTGGTAAACACAAGTGGAATCCAATCACATGCAAATTACGCGACGACGCTACAGGTGAAGTACAAAAATTAGTTGGTGAGCAGTTACAGAAACAATTTGATTTCTTTGAACAAAGTTCGGCAGCATCTGGTATTGACTATAAGTTTACAACCAGATTAGAAATGCTAGACGGCGGCAACGGCGCAAATGTTCCAACAGTATTAGAAACTTGGGAAATGTATGGTTGCTTCTTAACCACAGCAAGTTATGGTACAGTAAACTACGGAACAAATGATCCAGTAACTATTGATTTAACCATTCAATATGATAACGCAATCCAAAGCCCACAAGGCACTGGCGTAGGTACAGCAGTAGGAAGAGCTCTGGGAACTCTCGCTACAGGCGGTTAATGATTCCGGGAGCAATCTAAAAAAGGACACTTCGGTGTCCTTTTTCTTTATCTAAGCAGTTATTTGCTATCGATAAATAATTGTATGGCAAACTTACTCAACGGTTTTTTAGACAACGTAGTATCGGGATTAGGCAATCCTAAAGGTACTCTTGGCGATTTTCAACACGCGGCACGACTGTACAACAGTCAATCTATGCGGCTTGCTCCTAAAGGCAAGTGGCTGTATCATGTGGTTTTTAACATCAATCCACGTGCTATAGGATCAGCAAAATTTGATATACAAAAACACGGTACTGCTATTAATATGTTGGTCAAATCTATAGATTTACCTAAGTTTAGAGTACAAGTTGAAAAGCCACAGCAATATAATAAGAAAAGACAAATACATACAAAACTAGAGTACGATGCAATCAGTGTACAATTTCATGATGATAATTTTGGTTTGAGTACAGCATTGTGGTCTATGTACTACGGTTATTATTTCGCAGACAGTAAGCACGGTTCTAGTCTAGGTTCAAGCACTGCTGGACAATTATTGTCCGGTGTAGGAAATCTTGTTGCAGGATTTATTCCAGGAACTAACGGATTACTCGGTGCAGTCAAAGGATTTTTTGGAGGACTGGATGCAGGTGTTCCGGCAGCATATCAAAGAAATTCTTATAAAAATGAAGCACTAAACAAATTTAGATACGGCTTAGACAATGGCTCTAGCGCACCTTTCTTTAGTAGCATACAGATATTTCAATTAGCTCGTCATCAGTATCAGAGTTATACATTAATCAATCCTGTAATTACAAGTTGGAATCATGATACCCTAAGTCAAAATTCAACTGAAGTTTCTGGCAATACTATGCAAATTGGTTACGAAGCAGTGATATACGGCACAGGTGCAGTTAGCCGAGGAAACCCTAAAGGCTTTGCCACAGAATTTTACGATCACCAGCCCAGTCCACTGGGTCTACTAGGCGGAGGTGTTACCAGTCTTTTTGGCCAAGGTGGTGTGCTAGGTGGTATTGCAGACATACTGTCAGACCTTGGCCCGGGCGGAAATGGATTTACCTTAGGCACAGTTATCAAAGGAATTAATACCTATAACAATGCTAAGAGATTGACCAAAGAAGGTATACGTCAAGAAGGATTTAGTATTTTAAAAAGTGCAATTGGCGCCAGCACTGGTATAGATGTCAGTGGTGTGGCCAACGTTATATTCCCTAAAAAACCTAGTAGTGCTGCCAATTCACCAACAGTGGCCGCCGCACCAAAAGAAACAGCAAAAACAAATACCCCCGATCAACGAACAGCGGCATTGGCTAATAATCCTGCTCTTAAGAGTTCAGCAGTTGACTTAGCAATTAAGTCTGGCATTGTTCCTCCTGGTCCTAATGCCGCGGCACAAGTTGACAATTTACTCAACAGCGGAAGAAATGTCAAACTCAACGGTGTTGTGGATAAATTAATTTCAACAGCAGGATAATCTATGACAAATTTAGCACAGAGTAGCAATTTACCGCAGACAGAAATTACAGATTCTAGTGACAAAGTTCGTACATTCTTTGATACGTTTTTTGTTGAGCCTATAAGTTTTCCAGCAGAACAGATAGATGCTACTGTGGGATTCTTTCGTAAGAGAGGATTTGACGAACTAGCCAGCCAGTCTACAGCCATCGTATTATTACAACAGGCCAAGTTAGATGGCGTAAATGTTTTTACACTGTTAGATACATTAAAAGGTTTAGAAGATATTAAACTCAGTGCTATTGTTACCGAAGTTCTTAACTATAATCGTCAAAAAATATCTACATTAGGTTATCGTCAGCAGGGCCAAAGTGATTTTTTAGAAAGCCGTAATATTATAGTATGAAAAAATTTGCACAGGGAAAATTTGCTCTAAAGAACCCTGACAAGTATATGGGCAATAGAACTCCAACTTATCGCAGTAGTTGGGAGTGGGCCGTGATGCAGATGTTTGACAACAATCAATCTATAGAAAAGTGGGGTAGTGAAGTTGTCAAAGTCCCTTACAGAGATCCTTTAACTGGTAAACACACTATCTATGTGCCGGATTTTTTCGTAGTCTACAATGATAAAAATGGACGTAAACATGCGGAAGTGTGGGAAGTAAAACCAGCCAGTCAAGCAGTATTAGAAAAAGTTGGACGCAGTAAAACCAATCAAGCCGCGTACATTAAAAACATGGCTAAATGGGAAGCCTGCCGTGCATGGTGCAAACAACAGGGAATACTGTTCCGTGTAGTTTCGGAAAACGATATTTTCTATAACGGCAAGCGATAAGTAAACGTATGACAAAAAAACTTGAAGAATTACTCAACTTACCTGAAAATCAAGAAATCGTTAAAACCGAAGAAAAGAACAACAGGAAAGCAGAAAAGCAGTTAGCCAGAGATAATGCCCCAGCAGAAAACCTTTTCCGTGAAATGGGCGACATTGACAAGATCGCTGCCGCACTGCCGCAGGTGAAAGGCCTTGGCGATATTGCTGACAGCGAACTAGACGAGTTGGCTAAGAAAGCCACAGATGCCTACGAAGATCTAGTAGATTTAGGTATGAACGTAGAACCACGTTACAGTGCTAGAATTTTTGAAGTAGCACAGACAGCACTAAAAAATGCTATAGATGCTAAATCAGCAAAAATAGACAAAAAGTTAAAAATGATCGAACTACAACTTAAAAAGCAGAAGTTAGATCAAGACGCAAAACCAGCAGGAGATGACGACATACAAGGAGAAGGATACCTTATTACAGATCGCAACAGCCTACTGGAAAAATTAAAGAATATGAAATAAATACAGTAGTGGGGATAATTATGAAAACATTTGCAGATTATTTGATTGAGAGTAAAAAAACATACGCTTTTACTGTTAAGGTAGCGGGCGATCTAGCCGAAGGATTTAATGAAAAATTAAAAACTGCCCTAGAGCGTTATTCAGTGGCTAACATCAGCAAAGGCAAGCGAGCACCAATTACAGAAAATCCAGCAGATTTTCCTCAATTAAAAAATGTAAATGTAACTGCATTTAATGTTGAAGTTCGTTATCCAACTACTTCAGCAATTTTAGAACAATATATTTGTCAGTGCTGTGGTTGCAAAGAAGGATCTGTAGTAGTACGTGCCGCTAATGAAAGCGCGGTTAGTGCTCAAGAAGAAGACAACTTTAAAGAAGCAGAAAACAAACCATTAATTGGTCAGTGTGATCCTCCACCAAGCAATCATCAAGATATTGTAGGTGAAAAGCGCATTTCTAATTTCTTAAAAGATCTAGCAAATGCCAAACACGGCGGCGAACAATATAAAGGTGTTAACGATCAATTACTGGCCAAGAGTGCTCCTAGCGAAAAAGCACCGGCTACTGTAGAGTCTGGGGCTAGTATTAGTCCAATTGGCTCCAAAACTCTAAAAGGAAAAAAATAATCATGGACATGAAAAAATTATTAGGCATTGTCGACGGCAATGTTGAAAAGCAACAACTAAATGAAAATGTAGAAGAATGTGGTATGAGTCCTGGTATGACTCCTCCAGGCAACGTTTCTATGAATGTAAGTTTAAATGCACAGGGCGTTGACAATATCAAAGAACTGTTAAATTTAATGAGAGGTGGCGAACATGGTTTAGATCATGCACCACAGGCTATGCCTATGCCAGCAGTTGGTTTAGATATGCCAATTAAAGTAACTAAGATAAGCGGTGGCGATAAACCGGATATGTCCCCAGCAGGCTCAGACGGTGATCGCGGCATGGATCAAATTAAAGATTTAATTCGTAACGCAGGCATTAAAAAAGACTTTGCCAATGAGCCAGAAGAAGCCTATGCAGGTGTTGACAGTGTAACTTCTGATGCAGGCGGCGGCATGCAAGAACCAAAAGATCCAGCAGACATTCGTGTTAAGGATCCTAGCGGCTATACACAGGCTGAAGAAGAATATGCTAATGAACCAGACGAGCAGTACAGTGATCATAATACAATGGTCAAAGACCTATCTGGCGGCATTAACAGAGAAAAGAATCAATATGCTAAGGCACAAGACGGTGATAATGCAATGGCTGTGCGTGAGTCTAGTATTCGTAAACAGTTAGACGCTATGTGGCGTGAAATTAAAGAAGGTAGTGTTCCGATGGAGCCAAGAGATTTTAGTATGACTCCCGATGAAAAAACAACTACCGGGTTTAAAACAAATCTTAAAACAGATGCTGTAACAAATCTTCAAAAAGAAGTAGGAAGAATACTAGCAATATACGGAGAGCCAGCAGATCGTGCCGCTGGAGAAGCTCTAATGAAAAATCCAGACGGTAGATATGGCCCTGACACACATAAGTTATCAGACAAAGCACATGCCGCAATAGAAAAGAAAATACAAGAGCTTGAAGTATTAATTAAGAAAGATCCTGAGATGGCAAAGTATATGCCTGGTCTTAAAAAGAATAAACAAAACTTAATTAAGTTAGGTAGTCTATCAGATCAAAGCCAAGGCTGGAGAGAATCAACTAGCGAAGGCTCTGATTCAGCAGAGCATATTCCCAAAGACTACCAGACAAAAGAGCCTTTAAAGAAAGGTCCAGATGGAAAATGGCGCAACAGCAAAGGTGAAGAGCGCGATGGTATGTACGGTCACCCAATCGGCGGCACACCCGGCCTTGGAAAGCCACGCGGAATGATGGGTTCTAAATAAAGTTTATTAATTCGTCAGCAGTTGCATTGTGATTAAGACAATGCCAAATAGGCTCTTCGGAGCCTATTTTTTTCGTTAAATAATGTATGGCTAGCAAATCATTAGACGGCGTATTAATCAAAAAGGCTAATCGCCAAGAACGTTTTACAGAACAACAGATCCACGACCTTTCGCAGTGTGCCGATCCAGACACTGGTTATCTGTATTTTGCCAAACATTTCTTTTTTATACAACATCCAGTAAAGGGTAAACTACTATTTGAGCCGTTTGACTATCAAATTAGGCTGTTAGAAAGTTATCATAATCACAGATTTAATATTAATATGCTACCACGCCAAAGTGGTAAAACAACCTGTGCCGCTGGTTATTTGTTATGGTATGCTATGTTTCATCCAGATCAAACTATTCTAGTGGCCGCACACAAATACACAGGTTCGCAGGAAATTATGCAACGCATACGCTATGCCTATGAAGACTGTCCGGATCACATACGCTGTGGCGTAACAAACTATAACAAAGGGAGCATTGAATTTGATAATGGATCACGTATTGTATCAGCAACTACTACTGGCAACACTGGTCGCGGTATGTCAATATCCTTACTATACTGTGATGAGTTTGCATTTGTACAACCAAACATTGCGGAAGAGTTTTGGACTTCCATATCACCCACACTAGCCACCGGTGGACGAGCAATTATTACATCAACACCTAACTCAGACGAAGATACATTTGCTATTATTTGGAAAGAAGCAGAAAAGAAATTTGACGAGTATGGCAACGAAACTGAATTAGGTATAAATGGATTCCATTCGTTTAAAGCAGAGTGGTGGGAACATCCCGATCGTAACGAAGACTGGAAACAGGTTGAAATGGGCCGTATTGGCGAAGAACGTTTTCGTCGTGAATACGGCTGCGAATTCTTAGTCTATGACGAAACACTGATTAACAGTATTTGCTTGGCTGGCTTAGAGGGTAAAGAACCTATCTTAAAAATGGGACAGTGCCGATGGTACAAACAGCCTAAAGATGATATGATTTATGCTGTGGCCCTGGACCCTGCGCTAGGCACTGGAGGTAACTACGCGGCCATACAGGTTATTGAATTACCAAGTATGGAACAGGTTGCAGAATGGCATCATAATACCACTGCCATAGAAGGACAGATTAAAATATTAAAAGATATTAACAAGTATATTGCAGAAGCCTGTCCTAAAATGCAGGGACAAAATATCTACTGGAGTGTGGAAAATAATACAGTAGGCGAAGCCGCTTTAATTGTTATTAAGAATGTAGGCGAAGAAAATATACCAGGACTTTTTGTAGCAGAGCCTATACGCAAAGGTCATGTACGAAAATTCCGTAAAGGATTTAATACCACTCATCGTAGCAAAATATCTGCTTGCAGTCGTTTAAAGCATCTAGTTGAATCGGGTAAAATGAAAATACATTCTAGAGCATTGATCAGCGAGTTAAAAGCATTTATAGCCAGCGGTATTAGTTTTAAAGCAAAAAGCGGGGAAACTGACGATCTAGTCAGTGCTATGCTGTTAGCAGTACGTATGAGCGCAGTTATGGCAGATTGGGATCAGCGTGTATTTGAAGTCATGAGCGGAAGATTAGACGACGATGACGGTGATTTTGAACCCCCAATGCCCATATTTGTTTCAACAGGATTCTAATAAATACTACTATGAAAGATTTGACCACAATTTCAACCGATTTGTTTAACAAAGTACGCAGTAGATTTTCCAATGTAAAATTAGGAGATCAAGCAGGCGTTGTTATTACAGACCCTGCACGAGCACGGTTTTTTGATTTAGATTTTACACACGAAGGTGCTAGTTTAGGACATGTTAATATTAAAGTAGATGACAAAAGCCTAACTGTAATTTACAGCGAATCTATGGTTGAAGGACAGCATCTTGATGCTAAAAACGATTGGTATAAATTTTTAAAAGAATTGCGTATGTTTGCCAAATCAAACATGCTGAACTTTGACACTAGAGATATTACAAAAACAAATCTAGATAAAAGAGATTACGAGTATCTAGCACAGGAAAACGGAGATATAAAAATGAGTGAATCAAAATTGTGGGGAACTAGTAAGACCAGTTTCCAAGACATGGGCGAGGCGAAAATTATCGTCAAGCACAGTCAACCAGTTAATTATGCTATTCCAGCAGGACGTACAATGCACATTGACAGCATTTATATCGAAAATGCCGCTGGAGAAAGATTCCGTTATCCACATCGTCACTTGAACGGTGCTCGTGCAATGGCCACTCACGTAGCCAATGGCGGTACTGTTTATGATGCAATTGGCACACATATTTCTAGCCTAAGTGAAGAACTCAGTAAGTTACGTCAGTTTAAAAACTACACTCAACGTAACGGTCTACAAGAAGCACTAAGTGATATTTCCGATTTAGTATTAACTCGTATCTCCGACATTAAAGAACAGATTTCCAAACTACAGCGTCAAAGTTATTATGCAGAATTTGCAGAAAGTTTTAAACCTTCTCGCAATTTACCAATTCCTGAAGAAACAGTTAATACTTGGGTTGACGCATTAACAATCCGCACATTCAATGAAGAACTCAAATCTGTATTCCCATTCATTTACAGACTAGTAGATCAACCACAGGCATTAGGCTACGAAGATCTAGTAGGAGAAGGCAAATCGGATTATTGTGATGCCTGCGATAGACCAAAGAAAGAATGCGTCTGCGATGATGAAGATCTAGAAGAACATAATCACTTGGCAGATTTTGAAAGCCACTTAGATGACGTTTCTACATTTGAATATGACATGCCACAACAACAACCGCAACAGGCTCCCGATGCACGTCAAGTTGTTGAGTTTATTATGAGCATGTATGATCAAGAACAGGGAACTTTTCCTAAAGGAGAAGAGGGTGTAAAAATTGCTGTTGAAAAAAGATTTGGTGATCATGCAGGCCAATTTGCCAGTCAAGTTGTTGAAAGACTAAGTGCTAAAGAGCAAACACAGCCAGATTTTGAAACAATGCAAGGCGCTATACAAGAAGCCGCAGATGCAACCACAGCCAAAGAATTAGAAGATGCTATTAAAAAATTCCAACAAGCCGCAGGTATTGCAGTTGATGGAAAGTTTGGCCCTGCAACGTCAACTGCTTTACAAAAAGCCAAGGCAGCAGGCGGCGGCGCAAATCCAGCAACTGGTGTAAATGCACAAGGTCAGAATGTATCAATCAAGAACCCAGATGGCAGTACAACAAATCCAGAAACTGGACAAAAGACTCCAGCACCAGCCGCAACAGCACAGGCAACACCGGCTAATCCGGCCAAACCTACTGCAACAACTACAAAAAGTTCATCTAGCGTTCAAGGAACTATAAAGATGGGAAAACCTGAAGGTCCTATTCAATATAATGGTAAGACCGTAAATCCAGGCGACCCAGAATATGCTACTGCTAGTCAAGCCTTGCTACAAGCACAGGGAAAAAGTCAGCAGTTTAGATCAAGAACACCAAATAATCCTGCATTAGCCAGCGCACCGGTACAGCAAGGCGCCGCCAATGCAGATAGACAAGACTTTTAATTTAGAGTAAATTATGCGAGCATACGAAATTGTCACCGAACGTGAAAAATTAGACGAAGTAATTCCATTACTTGCGGCTGTTCCTAGTTTGATTTCCTGGGCGTTTACAGCATGGAGTGCCTATGAAATTTATAAGGTTGCAAAAACTTATGTAGATAAAACTGGCGGTGACCCAAGCAAATTAACCGATGACGACTACATTGATATTGCTGTGGGTGTATTGATCAGCGTATTGATTAACAAAATTCCAGGTGCGGCTAAATGGGTTAGAAGTAAATTTGCAAAGATTACACCCGAAGAAAAAGCCAAAGTGGTAAATTTTGTCAAACCTAAGGTTATGGACCTGTTTAGATCCGATGCGGCTGTGGCCACAGGAGCAACAGCCTATGCACTTGGTCAAGGTGCTTCAAAGTAAAACGGTAAAACTGCTCACATTTAGGCAAGAAAAAGTCTTGCTTGTATAAATAAAAACGCATACAATAACAAGTATGCGTTTTTTGTTTAGAAAGTTCTAAACAACTAAGGCAAATAAAAGGCATATTAAAAGGAGAACATTATGGCCACATTAGCAGAAATTCGTGCAAAACTTCAGGCACAAGAAACAAGATCAAGCGGCGGTGACCGCCCCGTTGGTGACAACGCAATCTATCCGTTCTGGAACTTAGAGCAAAACAAAGAAAGCACAGTACGTTTCCTACCAGATGGTAATGGGGACAATACTTTCTTCTGGGCAGAGCGTCTTATGATCAAATTGCCATTTGCAGGTATCAAAGGCGAAACTGACAACAAACAAGTACAAGTACAAGTTCCATGTATGGAAATGTATGGCGAAACTTGCCCAATCTTAAGTGAAGTTCGCACATGGTTCAAAGACAAGAGTCTTGAAGAACAAGGTCGTAAATACTGGAAAAAGCGTAGTTATATTTTCCAAGGATTCGTCGTTGAAGATGGTCTCAAGGAAGATAGCCAACCAGAAAATCCAATCCGTAGATTTATCATCGGACCTCAGATTTTTCAATTGATCAAGAGTGCTCTTGTTGATCCAGAGTTAGAAGAACTGCCAACTGACTACAGTCGCGGTGTTGACTTTAAACTAGTCAAAACTAGCAAAGGTGGCTATGCAGACTATTCTACTTCAAAGTGGAGTCGTCGTGAGCGTCCTCTAACTGAACAAGAGTTAGAAGCAATCAAGGCACATGGTCTGTTTAACCTTACAGATTTCTTACCTAAAAAGCCAGGCGAAGTTGAACTCAAAGTTATCAAAGAAATGTTTGAAGCATCAGTTAATGGTGATGCATTTGATAAAGATGCTTGGGGACAATACTTCCGTCCAGCAGGCATGAGTGCCGCAACAGGTGATCCTAACAAGGGTTCTGTGGCAGATCATGATGTTGATCCAGATGAGGCTCCTGCCAAAGCGGCTCCAGCAGTCAGCAAGCCCGCGGCTCCTGCCGCAACTGCTCCAGCAAGTGGTAGCGGTCGTGCCGAAGACATTCTTGCGATGATTCGCAATCGTCAAAAGCAATAATCAAGACCATAGAGGGCACTTTGGTGCCCTCTCATAACTACTACAACAAGGAGAAATTATGGCATCAAAGGCATTTGACCTTTCAAAATTCCGTAAAACTCTTACTAAGAGTATTGACGGTCTAGGAGTAGGATTCAATGATCCTACAGATTGGATTAGCACAGGTAACTATGCCTTAAACTATCTAATCAGCAGTGACTTTCACAGAGGTGTTCCATTAGGTAAAGTTACTGTGTTTGCCGGCGAAAGCGGTGCAGGCAAAAGTTTTATTTGTTCAGGTAATTTAATTCGTCACGCACAAGAACAGGGCATCTATGTTGTATTGATTGACTCAGAAAATGCTCTAGATCAAAAGTGGTTAGAAGCATTAGGCGTAGATACTAGTGAAGACAAATTACTAAAGTTAAACATGGCTATGATTGACGATGTTGCAAAAACAGTCAACGAATTCATGAAAGAATACAAAGTCATGGAAGAGCGTCCTAAGGTATTGTTTGTTATAGACAGCCTTGGTATGTTGCTAACTCCTACAGATGTTAATCAATTTGAAGCAGGCGATTTAAAAGGTGATATGGGCCGTAAACCTAAAGCACTGACAGCCTTAGTTCGTAATTGTGTTAATATGTTTGGCAGTTATAATGTAGGCTTGGTCGCAACCAACCACACCTACGCAAGCCAGGATATGTTTGATCCAGATGATAAAATCTCAGGCGGTCAAGGCTTTATCTATGCAAGTAGTATTGTTGTTGCCATGCGTAAGTTGAAGTTAAAAGAAGACGAAGACGGTAACAAAATTTCAGAAGTCAAAGGTATTCGTGCCGCATGTAAGATCATGAAGACACGCTATGCTAAACCTTTTGAATCAGTTCAAATTAAGATCCCTTATGAAACAGGTATGAATCCTTACAGCGGATTAGTTGACCTATTTGAAGGCAAAGGTATTTTGCAAAAAGATGGCAATCGACTTAAATACGCTGGCGCAGAAGAATTAAAATTCTATCGCAAGGAATGGGAGCGCAACGAAGAAGGTTGCTTGGATAAAGTTATGGCTAACTTTATGTCAAATCCCACAGCCCTTAACATTGACATGGAAACTGGAGAAATCTTAGAAAATGCTGAATGAAGATCATATCATTGATATCTGGACAGGCCTAAAAGAATTTTTTGATAAAAAATCTATTGAGACTGTGGCCAGTAAGTACGTTGATATTTTAGCCGACAACGGCGTTCAGGATCACGTATTCAAAGCCGCTATTGGTGGTGATGAAGATCTAGACCAAGCAATTGAGTATTATCTCGACGATTGGGATGGAGAATCAGACGAAGACGTTGATTATGGTTCAGACGATTGGGAAGAGGACTAAGTGGGTTGGTATAACGAAATAGCCAAGGATATTAGTAATATCCCAGATGCTGTGGAATTCTTTGAAGCCGAATTACAGGCCGCAAAACATGAATGCCGTATAACGGGTAATATAGAAAAGGCAGCGGCAAGTATGCCAGGCATCGTTGAGCAACGTTTTAACCAACTACAGGAAATAGAGGCTATTCTTGAGTATCTAAATATAGAATTACGTAGACTCAAGAGTAGCCATTTCCGCAAATACTTAGAAAACTACGCTCGAGCACTGAGTAGTAGAGATGTAGAAAAATATGTAGAAGGTGAGTCTGATGTAGTTGATATGGAAAAAATTATCAACGAATTTGCCTTACTGCGTAACAAATGGCTGGGCATTACCAAATCCCTAGATCAAAAACAGTGGCAGTTAACAAATATTGTTAAACTTCGTGTAGCAGGTATGGAAGACGCCACACTGTAAATCTCAAGGTTGCAAAATGGTTAAATACTACTATTATGCAACCTATTCCTATTTTTATTGGTTACGACCCTAGAGAAGCAATAGCATATCATGTCTGTGCTAACAGCATTATCAGACATGCCAGCAAGCCTGTTGCTATAATTCCAGTAGCATTAAATCTATTCAAAGACTACGACGAAACACACACCGACGGTAGTAACCATTTTATCTACACACGATTCTTAGTTCCACACCTTATGAGTTATACAGGGTGGGCAATATTCATCGATGGCGACATGATTGTCAGGGACGACATTGTTAAGTTATGGGAACTGAGAGAAATAAACAAAGACGTTATGGTGGTCAAGCATGACTATAAGACACGCATGCCTGTAAAATATTTAGGTGCAAAAAACGAAGACTATCCTAGAAAAAATTGGTCAAGTGTTATACTTTGGAACTGCAACAGTTTTCCTAATCGCAAACTTACACCAGAATTCGTACAAAATTCTACAGGTGCATATCTACATAGATTCAGTTGGTTAGACGATGATCGCATAGGCGAATTACCCAAAGAATGGAATTGGTTACCAGACGAATATGATGCCAACCCAGATGCTAAATTATTACACTATACGTTAGGAACACCTTGCTTCCACGAGTTTGCAGATACTCCACAAGGTAATGAATGGCATCGTGAACGCATACTAACAGAGTATTGTCAACAGAGAGATATCAAATAATGGCTAAATTAATGGGTACTAGTTCGCCACTCGGGAAAAAAGAATCCGTCGACTGGGTTGAACTTAAAAAAAATGAAATAAATTCTATATTAGATGTTGGTGCAGGCTCGGGTACATATTTTAGACTTATGTCCCATATAAAAGAGTTTAATTGGAGTGCTGTAGAAGTTTGGAAACCTTATATTGACAAATATAATCTTAATCAATTATATCATACGGTGCATAATACTAATATAAAAGATTTTATATGGGATAAAGATTATGATCTAACTATTACTGGAGATATATTAGAACATTTGTCAAAAGAAGATGCAGTTATTATAGTTAATAATATACTATCTCATTCGAAATTTTTGTTAATAAGTATTCCTATAGTACACTATCCACAAGACGAAATTAATAATAATCCATTTGAATATCATGTAAAAGATGATTGGAGCCATTCTGAAATGTTACAAACATTTGGAAATAATATTAAAAAATTTATAGAATGCGAAGAAATCGGCATTTATTGGTTAGAAAAATGAAAGCATTTATCATTAATCTGAGCAAAATCGAATCTTCTTTTTTATCAGCGTTAGAAACCAAAGCTCAATTAGAAGCATATGGGTTTGCTCCTGAACTATTTGAAGGGACCTACGGCGACGAGGCCGAGTTATTGTTTACAAAAGAAAATCGAACCTTTCATCCGGGCGAGATAGATAATAGTTTTAAACACAATTCTCCCGGAGTCAAAGGATGTTTTTATAGTCACTACAGACTTTGGAAAAAATGTGTAGAATTAAATGAACCTATTTTTATATTTGAAGATGATGTAATTTTTAAAAGACCATTTGTAAAAATGGAATTTGAAGATATACTCGTTGTTTCTATAAATTATGATTGGTTAAAAATTAAAAATTCCTATTCAATTTATTTAGAAAACGATTTCGATATTAATACTTCTATAGATTATAAACACTTTTATATGCCTGGATGTTCAGGATACGCTATTAAACCACATGTAGCAAAACAATTATTAGAAATATATAAAACAACATTTTTACCAGCCGACTGGGCAATAAATTCTTCTTTATGCAAAATAAAAATTCATCCGCAATTGATGGGAAGATCTAAAACTATGGATGAAAAAGTTTCACTGACAAGAAAAAAGGATTGGGTATGAAACCGAAGGCATTTGTTATTTCTTTGACTAAGATACATAGTTCCGCAAACAGTTCTGCACAAGTTTTAAAAAAATTATTAGAATATGGGTTCGATGCACAAATATTCGAAGGAACATACGGCGACGATGGTGTTAAACTTTATAAACAAGACAACAGAAGAATTGCAAAGTACGGAATAAAGACAGAAACAATTTCTGTAGAAGAATATAAATCTAGATTTCCAGAATCCAAACTCAATCAAGAAGTTGGAAGTATTAATATAAGAATAGAACTTTCTAACGATCCAAAAATTGGAAAAATTCTAAGACCTGGAGTTATCGGTTGTTTTTATAGTCACTACAGACTTTGGAAACTATGTATAGAATTAGACGAGCCTATTTTTATTTTTGAAGACGATGTAATATTCGAACGGGAATATACTCCAGTAACATGGACTGATATATTAATGCTATGCACAGGAAAGAGTGCCCACGAAAATCCAAAATATACCGACTATTTGTATAATCCACCAGAAACCGCAGAAGCACTTAAATTACCAAATACATCTATGCCAGGAGCAGTGGGCTACGGAATTACTCCAGCAGGTGCAAAAAAATTAGTAGATACTTATAAAGAAGAGTTTTTACCTGCCGACACAGCCATGAATCAATTCGTTGTAAAATTAGAATTTCATAGTCAACTGATGGGTCGTGCGGCCGTAGATAATGACGGTAAAGAGTCGCTGACCCGAACCAATATGTGGGGAAACTTTAATGATTATTCCAACTGCACTGGCTAAGTCTGCTGATAAACTAACTGTAGATGCTATAATCGATCAAGCACAAGTCGTTTATAAAATTTATCACGAGATACAAGAACTTAAAAAGAAAAATAATGACATCATTGTAGAACAAAAACATAATCTATTTCTTCGATTGATTGCTGACACTGATCTAACAGCATTAACTATGATTAGTTTTCCTGATAAAGATATTCAACTGTATAACGAATTTAAATTTGTTAAAAATATTACTAAACCAATATTAGTTAGGGGTATCGCATCTAACGATTACATTAACCTAGTTAAAGAAAGGAGACTAGATTATTATTTTATAGAAACTGGATATTTTGGAAATTACAAAACATCTGCTAACCCAACGGCTAAAAAATTATGGCACAGAATTGTAAAAAATGCCATGCAACACGAAAAAGTTTTAAATGTGCCTAGTGATAGATGGGAACAACTCTGTGCCGTAGACGAAAATTTAAAATGGAAAGGTTGGAAAAAATCTGGCGGCAAAATTTTACTGATAGCACCAATTGATAAGTCTGCAGGACACTACGGATATACAAAAGATTCTTGGATTGCATCTACTATCGATACATTAAGAAAATATACAGATAGAGAAATTATTATCAGAGAAAAAATGTCAAGACCAGATAGAACGTTTAAAAAAACAATATATCAGGCACTGGACGAAGATATTTTTGCTGTAGTTACACTTAACAGTATTGCAGCCATAGAATCAGTAGCCTACGGAATACCTGCATTTACTATGGCACCTACAGCGGCGGATCCTGTATGTTTAAAAGATTTATCAAAAATAGAAACTCCGTTTTATCCTGATGAGAGTTTTGTTCATAGATGGTGCAGTTCGTTGGCTTATGGACAATTTCATTTGGAAGAAATGATAACCGGCGATGCTTGGAGAATGGTTTTAGAAAATGAACAACGCGAAACAATTAGTTATTAAAAGTTATCTTAGTAGTCTGCCCAAGCACATTAATGGCTCTGAAAAAGTAAATGCACTAACATACTTTGCAGAAGGAGCCGCAAAATGCGGAGACTTGGCATCCACAACGACCTCTTATCAATACGAATCGTGTGATGTGGGTGCAATTATTGGAAATGCGTTTGATGCAAATCCAAATAAGACTACGTTGGATCATTATAAAGTTCGCAAAATGGTCATGGACACACAGATTAAAAATGGCAGGTACTGGCTTAGTATTGACAGTAATGTGTTCATTTATAAAAACAAAGAAAATCCTAAAAAATATTTAAGATATAGTTTTAACGGTGTTTTTCCAGCGACAGGCATTTACTGTAATGATAATCCTGGGGAAGTGAACTGGAATAATATCAAACGAGATTATAATATGGATTTAAAACCGTGGCGTACAACTGGAAACCATATTCTTATTACTCTACAGCGTCCTATGGGATGGAGTATGCGCGGTTACAATCTAATGCGTTGGTTAGAAGAGACATTTACTAAAATAAGAAAATATTCCGATAGACCAATTGTTATTCGCTGGCATCCGGGTGATTGGAAAAGTTTTTCTAACTATGCTCCGATACTAAAAAAATATAATGCTACAGTTAGTCCACAAGAAAGACATATAACTGAAGATTTAGTTAACTGTTGGGCATTAGTTTGTCATAACAGTACTCCTAGTGCCGTTGCTCCAATAGAAGGTATACCCGCTTTCATCACAGATGAACCTATTTACAGTCAAGGCGGCGATGTTGCCAACACAGATTTTAGTCTGTTAGAGAATCCAGTATTAGCAGATAGAGAACAGTGGATTAAGAAACTTGCACAATGTCATTGGAGTTTTGATGACACACAATCTGGTCGATGCTGGAGTCACATGAGAAATTATGTTAGATAACGTGATTGTTCTTCTACAAAAATCTTTAAACTTTTTCTAACACCTTTAGCAGTCCAAATGCAACTGTTGGGATTCATTTCCCAATCAATATATGATATAGGTAAATTTCCATAATTGTATCTTGGCACTAATGGTAAGAGTACATCTTGATCTAATCCCCAATAAATGTAGTCGTTTTTTAAATTAGTTTCAAGAAGAGTTGCATACTCTGACAAAAACTGACCGGTCTCGATATTTCCTGGAGACATTAACCCACCTGCTAAAAATCTAGATTTCTTTCCAGGAACCTGATGAATATAAAAATGTTTAGTGGGAGTCAAAGAGACAATATTTTTTCTAACAACAGCATCAACATCTATAGAAAAGAATGGCTGTGCTGTATTTGTCAATTCTTTTAAACGTATAAATCTAGCACAGGCAAAATAAGTTTTTTGTACTCGTTCAATTATAGAGTTATCGCCGCCTTTTTCCATAGATTTTAAAATACGTCTTTTACGCTCTATATCATCAGTATTAGTTGAGTCTTGAGACCATTTATCTGCGGCAGTACGAAATAAATCTAAGGGTGCGTATTCGTATGAATATGAAACGTTTTTATTTTGACAAAAATCTAATTGATCCTGTCTAGGATTAAACAAATGCAGGTGTATATTGTTATTACTATTTTTTTGAATACTATTAATTAGAGTTTTTCCAAATTCGTCAAAATATTTCTCATCACAGGCTCCGTAGATGAAAAAATCGGTGTAATTTAATTTTCCTTGCAGTGGTGGTATAATCATGTAAATATTTACTCTATGAAGATAGCATACTTTCCTAATCAGACAGCACTACAATCGGAACCTATATGGAGTGCGTTTTTAAATGGCTGTAGACAAATAGGAATAGAGCCAGTTGAAAATAGCAAAACAGCCGATATGGCAGTAATTTGGTCAGTATTATGGAACGGCCGAATGAGAAATAATCAAATAGTCTACGAGCACTATCGTAGACTGAATAAACCGGTGTTCATTATCGAAGTTGGAGCATTAGATAGAGGCCGAACTTGGAAAATATCTGCAAATCATATTTCTGCAGATGGAATTTATGGAAATACAGAAAATTTAGATCCTAATAGAAGTCAAAAATTGGGAATTAATTTAGAATCTATTCGTGAA